CATATCGTAAGTGAAACCCAGTCCACCAGTAGTTTCTTCAGGAGAAACCCAGTCAATACGACGAACAACCTGAATGGTATCCGAAGCAAGGACACGCTTCAAGGAGATCATGTCGGAGAATGTATCCGAGAACTCTTGGAACGAGTCAACAGGAGTCGGTGGTGCATTCTCGTTGTCCCATTCTTGGGGACGACCGATGAACACATAGAGACGGTCTCTATTAGCGCCTGCATCCAGGTCGGACTGCGTGGGATCAGCACCTTCCAAAGATTTGATGAATCTCTTCGCAGTGAAAATCCTAAATTGATCTGTTAGAAGTGCCATCTTTCAGCAATTACCTTCCTTTTATTTATGGGGTTTACTCAGGTTCAGTTCTGACCAGGTTAGTATATTCTTGTTTGACGAACTCACCAGTAGCGCCTGACGACTGACCGTTAAGAGTGTCGGCAGTCGTGAACTTATAGGTGTTGCCGTTGTTAGTAAGTTCCTTCAACTTGATATAGTGATATCCAAAGGCATCTGCTTCTGCACTCATTGCCTCAGCAACAACAGCAGTGACACCTGTCGAGGTTCCAGTGACAGTTTCCCCAACGGAATACAAGGTATCATTCCAGTTCTTGATCTGGATGGTAGTTGTAGCAATATGCTCAACACCATCACCCAGTTCACCAGCAGTAGAAATGGTTGCAGTCAGAGGAACCAGGTTGGAATCATAAATCTGATCACCTTGCTGGAATAGGGTAGTGTTCTGACCCCCAACCGTTTCTTCAATACCATACAGTGAAGCAGCGATACCGCCGTCGAGACTAATCTCGTTCTCAAAGTCTGTATCAGTATTTACCAGGTCGATGATACCGTCACCTGCACCATCCAATTCATCATTATCTTCAAAACGGAATCCTTCTAATGTGGAAAGGGGATCTGTGAAGGTAACAATACTTCCGTTTTCATCTTCAAGCAGAACGTGAGGTTCAACACCTGTACCAGACGAAGCAGAAGAACCTGCAATGAATTGAATCACAGCAGTGCTTTCATTGGATCTACCACCATCAATGAACGCTAGTTCATCAACTTGGAATGTCAGGAACAGTTCTCTGGTATTAGGACGCCAGTCATAAACGATAGCAACCTTGTTAGATTTGTCTTCTTGTACTCTTCTAATACGGTCAGCAACAGTAAAGTTGTAACCAGATTCACCACCAGGTAGATCAGCAAGACTATCCAAAATGACACGTTGGTCATAACGGAAGTTAATACCTCTATCACATCCAGTGAAGGAGATAGGGGTCTTACCTGTATATCTAATAATCTCTCTGCCGATCTGGAACTTACCAGAACCAGGGAAAGCAGCAGTAGTTTCGACATACATCGTAGTATCCGTTGCTGTTGCATCACGGATAAGAGCACTGATCTCATAGAAGTCAGAGACCAGAGAAGTTCTATTTCGTTGTGTACGAATCAGGTTCGTATCTCTGGTGAAGATAACCTGAGGTGGAGATGTATATCCACCACCAGAATTGAGTAGATCGATTGATTCAATTCTACCCAGATTGATAGTTGCTTCTGCCTGAGCACCAGATCCACCACCACCAATAATCTGAATCAGAGGAGGAGTCTCAAAGAACTCACCAGGATTAGTGATATTGATTGCTTCAATCTTACCAAACTGATTAACCTCAGCAACACCTTCGGCGTTCTGTCCACCACCACCAGAAATAACAATAGTAATATCTTCGGCGGTGTAGTTTCTGCCATTGTTCTCAACAGCAAGACCAGTTACCTGACCAGTAGTAGGAATAAGTTCAGCACCAGATCCACCACCACCTTCGAGTCTGGCAGTGGCATTAAAATAACCATCACCAGGTCTAGTAACCTGAATGTAGTTTACAGATCCAGCAGGTGCAAGAATAGTAGATCCATCAGGACCATATTGATCTTCTTCCCAAAGCACAATGTTTGCGTCTGCTTGGGTGATACCAGTATCAGTAGAATCAATAACCAAACGCAAGGGATTATATCCTTCACCAGGATCAATTACATCAACAGATAAGATCTCTCCGTTGTCTGCAATGTTTGCTCTCAGAACAGCGTCTCTAATCGGGGTGCCACAGTTGCCAATAGACAACTTCGGTGGATCGTTGGGATCATACCCACTTCCACCATTTGTTACAATTACGTCCTTTACACCGTATACACTATTGAATACGGGACGAATTGCTGCACCTGATCCTGGGACTGTTCTTGGCATTAGACTACTACGATATTACCTTGCATGTTTCCATGAATAGTACACTGATAAACATATGTTGTACCAGCAGCAAGATTCATAGGAACTGTCCAGAATTGAACAGAACTTTGACTTCCAGTTGTACCACTAATAGCAGAACCACCAGCACTTACTCTCAGTGCGAGAGGGTGTCCAGATCCAGTAGTATTGTCAAATCTATAAGTAAATCCACGATACACATACAGAGTGGGGTCGTTTGCAGATACACCACCACCCGTTACAGTATAATTGTTGGAGTCAGAAGCACTAAACTCAAAGTTGATACAAGGAGTTGCTACTGCTTCAAATGAGGATCCGTTGTGGACGAGAGTTTGTCCTTCCTGAGCACTGGGTAGTGCGACAGTGTTTGTAATAGTAAGCGTTGACCCAGACACAGCAGTAGTGATCCCAGTCCCACCAGCGATCGTGAGAGTAGAATCGGCAGCCGCAGCAGTATAGGAACCCGAGTCACCCGCAGCAGTTTGGAGTACGTTTTGTACGACGTTGGGGGAGTCATTCGTGATTGTGATAGCGCCAGCGTTTAGGTTGGTGCTAATTCCACTACCACCAGTAAAAGTAATAGTATCAGTGGTCGTAGTCGCTGTTGTTGTTCCGTTGTCAGCACCGAGAGTCGTAAATACATTCTGATCCAGGTCACCCAGGGTGCCTGTCATATCAATAGTAAGAGTATCACCACTAAGAGTAGTGGAGATGTTAGTACCACCTGCAATAATGAGGGTATCATTAGCAGCAGAAGCAGTAGTAGTACCAGTATCAGCATTGACAGTCTCGAAGAGATTCTGTGTGGTGCCGCCGCCACCACCTGATCCTTGCTCATCATTAGCAGGTGACCATTTTGATGTTGCAGCAACCCATTTCAGAACTTGACCGTCAGATGGACCACCATTTACTGTGGTATCAACATCATTCAGAACAGTAATGCTTTGGTTCTCATCTACCAGGGGGACCCAAGCGGCAGAGTGAGCAAAATATGCTTTGCCAGTGCCATGAACGTGAGCAAGCATACCGTGGTGGTTAGTCGCATCAGGAAGGTCGCCCAGAGTAGCGTAAGGGGCATACCATTTGAGATATCCATCGTCACCATCAATGTAAGTGTAAGCAGATCCAGACCCACCTGCCCAGAGTTTGATATCCCCAGTTCCAGTTTGATAAATTACGATATTGTCAGTTCCATCAGACGTGATCTGATGACCATTAGTATCCAGGTTACCAGTCAGCGTGTCAAAGTTTCCAGCACGAAAAGCAGCACTAGGTGACGTGCCCCATTTCAGAACCTGACCCTCAGTAATACCAGCACCGATATCAAACAAGATATCAGTTTGGTTACCTAGTTTCTCATAGAGTTCATTAAAATTGGAGTTTGCTTTGATGGCACCATCACGGAGGGTATCACCCGTTCCGTCATTCGCCGCAGAACCAATGCCAATCGTCTGTTTTGCCATCTTCTTACAGTTTGTACGTTGTTATTTATGTTGCGTCAAAAGACACAGTGGTGGAGTCAAGAGTAGATTCGGTAGAATCGAACGAATCTGCGCTACCACCAGAGAATCCAGTGACAGTCAAAGTCGCAATTTCAGTTTGTAGTGGGGAGTTAGTTGCGGGAGTTGCACCAACCGGTCCACTAATTTCGCAACGGAACTTATACCTTGTCATATATGACAGAGCAGTGAAAGCATAAGAGCTGCTAGTTGCACCAGTCAGAACTGCGAAGGAGAAACCACCATCAGTGGATCTGTACCATTGATATCGTTTGGGTCCATCTTCGGGACTGATTGCAGCGGTAACCGTAAAGGTAACCAACTGTCCACTTCCAATCGTAGCGTTCTGTGGTTGCAGAGCGATCTGAATCGTTGCAGGAGGTGCCTCTCCACCGCCTCCGCCACCTTCTGGTGGTGGTGGGGGTGCAGCACCATTGTTTGCTGGTTGATCAATAGCCTCACGAGTAGTAAGACCAACCATGTATG